GCATTGTTAACAGCCAGGGCGGCGAGAGCCGTAATCCGGCGCTTAGCGCAAAGGCCGACGCTGAAAAAATCATGATTAAAATGTCGTCGCTGCTGGGCTTTGATCCGGTAAGCCGCCGCCGTAATCCGATAGAAACGGAAGAGGAGGACGAGCTTGACCGTCTGGAATGATTACGCAAACGCCATTAAATCCGGTGAAATTCCGGCCTGTAAGCGCGTAAAACAGGCCGTTGAAAGGTACTTTTCAGACCTGAATGACCCCTGTTATGAGTTCGATACGGCGACCGTGGAGCGGTTTCTTGCTTTCTCCCGGCTCTGTCCACACGTCAAAGGCCCGCTGCGCGGCCAGCCTATAGAGCTGGAGCCGTGGCAACAGTTCGCCTTTGCTAATCTGCTGGGCTTTAAGAACAGCGAGTCAGGGCGCCGGAAGTACAGCAGCGCATTTATTGAGGTGCCGCGTAAGAACGCCAAATCAACCGTGGCCGCCATGCTGGCTAACTGGTTTCTGGTGATGGAGAAGGGCCAGCAGGATATCTACACGGCGGCGGTGAGTCGTGATCAGGCCCGAATCGTATTCGACGATGCCCGCCAGATGTGCCTGCTGTCAAAACCGCTGAAAAAGCGTGTCAATATCCAGGCACATAAGGTCATTTTCCCGAAAAGCAACAGCCTGTTAAAGCCTCTGGCGGCGAAAGCGGCCACCATTGAGGGGACTAACCCCAGCCTGGCGATTGTCGATGAATACCACCTTCACCCGGATAATGGTGTTTATTCCGCGCTTGAGCTGGGTATGGGCGCACGTCCGGAGGCGATTTTATTCGCTATCACGACCGCCGGGAGTAACGTTGTCTCTGCCTGTAAACAGCATTATGACTACTGCTGCCAGATTCTGGCCGGGGAAGAGAGCAACGATTCGCTGTTTGTCCTGATCTACGAACTGGACGACGAAAGCGAGGTTGAGCAGCCTGAAATGTGGATCAAGGCTAACCCTAACCTGCATGTGTCCGTTGATGCGGCGAAACTGGAATCCACTATCCAGAAAGCGCGGGGCATACCGTCGCAGTGGGTAGAAATGCTGACCAAGCGTTTCAATATCTGGTGCCAGGGCTCCACGCCGTGGATGGGGGCCGGGGCATGGGATGCCTGTGCGCTCGACTATACCGAAGAAGACCTTGCCGGGATGGAGTGCTACGCCGGGTTTGACCTGTCCTCTACCAGCGACATCACCAGCGTAAGCTACGCGTTCCCGTTCGACAGGGAGATCAGACTCCTTACCCGTCATTATCTGCCGGAAGCACAGCTGCTTAACGTCGCCAACAAAAACCGCGCCACCTACCGCCAGTGGGTAAAAGCGGGCTGGATACGCACCACGCCCGGCGACTGCATCGACTATGACCGCATCCGTGACGATATTCTGCGCGATGCTGAAACCTTCAATATCCGGCTGGTGGGTTTCGATACGTGGAACGCCACGCACCTGCGCACCCAGCTACAGGGGGCGGGGCTTGATGTGGAGCCGTTCCCGCAAACCTATCTCAAATTCAGTCCGGTGGCGAAATCCTTTGAGGTGTTCGTTAATCGCAGAGTGGTTCGCCACCGTGGCGATCCGGTTCTGGCCTGGGCGATTGGGAACGTGGTGATGGAGTCTGACGCCAACGCCAACATTAAGCCCAACAAGAAGAAATCCTCTAACAAGATAGACCCGGCGGTATCCGCGCTAATGGCGTTCGGAACCTTCCAGGCTGAGCACGAGGATTTTGCTTTCGACATGAGCGACAGCCACAAACAACGGCTGGCGACATTTAACGGTATCTGACTGGAGTAGAACGATGAATACAGCTAACAATGAAACACTTGCTACCATCCGTATGTTTGGCCCGCTAGGTAAGACCTTCGGTAAAACTCACCAGCGCCTTGTAAGGACTACGCATGAAGCTTTTCGGGCTCTGGCCGTAACAATTCCCGGATTCGAAAAATACATGAATACAAGTAGAGCTCGCGGTTTAACGTATGCGATTTATGTCGGGAAAAAGAACATTGGGGCAGATGACCTGGAATTTCCGAACAATGGACGCGAGATTCATATCGTTCCGGTGGTAATTGGAAGTAAAAAAGCAGGGATGTTACAAACTATTCTCGGCGCGGTACTAGTGGTAGTAGGGGCAATTGGGGTTACGGTTGGTCAAGCATGGGGTGGCGGAACATGGGGGCCCGTTGCCTGGAAACTTGGAGCGGCCATGATCGCTGGCGGTGTTGTGCAATTACTTTCTCCACAACCTACTGGACTTGCAAGTAAACAAAGTGCGGACAATAAGGCTTCATACGCATTTGGCGGCGTTACGAATACTGCTGCGCAAGGTTATCCGGTACCATTGCTTTATGGAAAGCGCCGTATCGGCGGTGCAATCATATCGGCAGGTATCTATGTGGAGGATCAGCTTTGACAAATCAGATGCTACTCTGGCCGGAAGGTGAGGTATTTACCCGAGAGGTATTAATACCAACGAAATACGAGCCATTGCCGGTGGAGGTAACTTACATTGTTCCTCCTTTCGATAAGGTTGTGGAGACATGGCAGAACAGGGACCCGGCGAAGGCCTACGCTCTTTTTAGACAGTTCATTGTTGACTGGGATCAGCAGGACAAACTTACCGACGAAATACTTATGTGTTTTCTGACAGCTTACCCTGGTACAGATCAAGCTATTTTTGCGGGTTGGTGTGAGCATATGAAGGCGCATCTTGAGAAAAATCAAGAGTCATTTATCCATTCGCCAAACACTATTAATTAAGCCTGCATATCCGTTATGCGGTTGGATTCAAACATAAAGAAGGGGATGAAGTGAGAAAGATATTTTCCTTGTTTGTCGCATCGATTTTACTGGCTGGTTGTTCAGTAGACACTATTACTAGCAAACCTCCAATTTTCACTGGTAAAAGCCCAAAAAATCCAGCTGCGGTAGTTCGCTGCTTGGCACCCAAGATGTCAGATTTGAACCCATCTGCAACAACAATGGAGACTGAAACGGGCTACAGAATAGTGGTATCAGTTTCTGATGTAGGTGCTTCAGTTGTTGCTCTGGTGGATGCTGACGGTGAGGGCTCAGAGGTCAGAATGCACGCATTTACAGCCGGATATGGAAACCCATGGGGTAAAATGGCTATGGCCTGTCTTTAGTTATGGCTTCGCCCGTGAGTTTAAAATTTTTAATCAATATTGCGGGCTGATCGAGCCCGCATTTTATTACAGTTTGTTGTACATTTTTGCTGCGAAATCATGAACTGCCTGAGGAATATCCGAAGGGGTGCCTAACATCGTTGGCGCATCGGATACAAAGAACATTATTGCATCTTTGATTTCTTCGAAAGTAGGTGTAGGGGATAGGCGCTTGAGGTTTGACACCGCACGTTTAAATTCAGCCGCATCCATCGGATGGGGGCTAAACCAAGTTGGTCGGTCGGCCCAACATTTCACTGCTTTTTTTACCTCAATGTTCATTTGTAACTCCTTGAATTTTTTTGCCATGTGAAATGAAAATTAATCAGCGTCCTTTCTATGTTGCCAGGTACTTATCAAAAAGAGCGCCATGGAGCCAGAGAGATTCACAGCGAGTTCAGCGTGACGCGGAGAGGGTTTAACGGCCGCTCTGTTCTTACCATGGGCATCTCCCAAACGGTTACGGAGAGTACCAAGTCCGTTCACAACAGCGGAACACCCGCCTAATATTTGCTTAAAAATACTTTCTGAATGCTGATCGCTAGAAAGATTTAACTCTTTGGAGACGAGCTTGTAGAGTTCAGACATCTCAATATTTTTATTGTTATACGGGACGTTCATATCATCCAGGATGTGCTTACAGACTGTTTCTAGCAACGTTCTGGCCGAAGTTATTGCTCCGTCTGGATCAGTTATTCTGCGCTCTAGAGCTTTTGTCCAAACAGCATGGACCCCGTCAGTATCAAAAGATTTGAAAGCATCCGTAATTACTTCATCTGCTGGGGCTCGGTTCTTGCCTTCTATGAAGTCGAGCAAAGGGGTGAATTCGGCCCAGATGTAGGTACGGCGCTCAGCATATGAGGGGAATTTGCTTTTGATAAATTGCCAGAACTGATCGAGAGATCTGCTTTTACGCACAAAGCTGGGCACTAATGACTTATAGAGCGGATTATCAAGAAAGTAATTTCTCAACTCTGCATAATCATCAGCAGGCGTTGTGCCGTTCGTTGCAGTGCTAATCATGATTAACTGGAGATGTTCTGCTTTCTCGCTATCGTCCAGCAGTTCTTCCATTACCGAAGCCATAAAATCCCTCTGATATTGTACGTTGATTTCTGATATTCAACATCAAGGTTTAATGTGGTTCAAGGATGTTCAGCGGCCTGTGCAGTCAGTGGTGCAGTCAGTTAAATAAAAAAGGCGCTTCCCCATGCCGAAGAGCGCCTTTTTAAACAAGCATTTAACTGACTAGTATCAGTTCATGCCGTATTTTCAAAACCTATGTTTATTGCCATTCAGTAATGATTGGTATTGAGTGTATATCTTCATGATATAAAAGAATAAAAAAGTATTTGTCGTTTGCCTTTGTTCATTGCTGTTCATAGAGTAATATTGCAATGTGCAGTCAGTGGTGCAGTCAGTTTGACGCGCCGAATGATATGAACTGAGGTTTTCATGGCTGGTGGAACGAACAAATTAAGCGACGCTTCGCTGCGTAAAATGGTTGGTCGGGAGAGCCCCGGAGACAGCTTTTACGCCGACGGCGATGGGCTAAGCGTGAAGGTTTCCAAGGGGGGGATCCTGACGTGGTATTTCACCTTCCGGATCGGCGGTCGGGAATCCACATCGCAGCGTATCAAACTGGGAAACTACCCCGATCTTTCCCTCAAAGCTGCGCGCGAGAAACGCGAACAGTGCCGGTCATGGTTGGCTGAAGGTAGAAACCCAAAGCACCAGTTGAGCGTGACCACCCAGGAAACGCTAAAGCCGGTGACGGTTAAAGAAGCCTTGGACTACTGGATCAGAGAATACGCCATCCATAAGCGCTCGAACGCCCACAAACACATCGAGCAGCTGAATAAGCATATCTTTCCTTATATCGGAGATTACCCACTATCGATGTGCGAAACCCGGCACTGGCTGGAGTGCTTCGCCCGGGTAAGGAACGAAGCGCCAGTGGCCGCAGGCTATCTGCTGCAGATGTGTAAACAGGCGCTGAAGTTCTGCCGCGTGCACCGCTATGCAGTGAGTAATGTTCTGGACGATCTGACCATCGACGATGTTGGCCGCAAACAGAACAAGCGCGACAGGGAGCACACCCGTCAGGAGTTAGCGGATATCTGGCAGGAATGCTCAGGGCTGAAATTTAAGCCCTACTACTCAGCGCTTTTACGTCTGCTGGTGGTGTTTGGCTGCCGAACTCAGGAGCTAAGATTGTCTCGCGTGACCGAATGGGATCTAAATGATTGGGTTTGGACGGTACCAAAAGAGCACAGCAAAGGCGGTGAGAAAATACTACGGCCCATTCCCGTAGATATCCGCCCATTTATCAAACAGCTTTTAGAGCAGCACCAAAACACGGGCCTTTTACTGGGTGAGATAAAGAAACCTGAAGCAGTCAGCCAGTGGGGAAGGATGCTGTATAAGCGTCTGGGCCATTCTGAACCGTGGACGCTTCACGATCTCCGCCGTACGTTTTCCACGACTCTGAACAACATGGGAATCGCTCCGCATGTTGTAGAGCAGCTTCTGGGCCATGCGCTGGGTGGTGTCATGTCTGTATATAACCGCAGCCAGTATTTACCTGAAAAGCTGGATGCACTGAACAAATGGATGCAGAGATTAGAGATTATTTCCTCTGATAACTCAAATGTTACTATTCTTGAGGTCGCAAGATGACAAAAAAAATCAATAGCAAAAGAGACTTACCAAAGTCATTCAGCTTGGAAAAATATGATGACCTTGAAAATATGTCTGATAAGGATTTGTTTCGTCAGCTTTATTGGCGATGCGATGATTTAGCAATAAAAAATACAGACTGCCCTGACTATGGGTTGCAATATGGTGCTAAATACCCGCTTAACAATAATTTTGGTGATCCTTTCGGGGAACTCAAAGCAGTAGAATGGTTTCTTGAAAAGCAAAAGGAATACGAGTACAAGACTCAGCCTGATTTACTAAAGTTAAGTTACGGCGATGGTATAAAACCATTAATGAGATTTGAGTTGGCGTTTTTGAATAAAATTAATGCTGATAAAGGTCATTGGAAAGGAAAGCCAATAGTAGTTGACGATGATTTGGTAGGTGATTTGTTTACAACAGATAACGGAATGTTTTGGGCCGTCATGCGCGAGCCAGTAAACTTACTTTCCGATGTTGTGGAAAACGTGATGGTTACTGTCGACTTGAACAACAGAGATGATTTGTTGATAGAAGCATTCACGAGCCTCCTTCCAAAATGGCGCGAAGAACTAGGTATTCCTGAACCAGATAAGCCAGTCTCAGGGGACTGGGAGAGCGTCAGACGTAAGATAATTGATTACAGAATAATTCCACTTATTGATTTGATGTCATGGGAAAACGCTACCGACAGCAAAATATCTCTTGGTGTACTCGCAGTATCGCTGTTCCCGGATGGAGAAAAGGAGTCATTCGCCATAGCTCAAACGGTAAAACCCTTCTTAGATAAAATCATAAGAAGCGATTCTTTAGATAAAATTAGAAAAGAATTATCTTGATATAAGTGACCTGGGGGAAATTCTTTAGAGGAATATAGTTTTTTTCGCACCGTCGCGGTGATAATTTTGTTGAATAAGAATGCTCTCGAACCTTAGCGAACGAGGGCATTTTTTTATGAACAATATTAAACAATCACATCAGCCAGCAGAAAGAGTTATTCGTGAGGCTGAGTGCCGACAGCTAACCGGCATTTGTCGTACTACACGATACATGATGGAAAAAGAGGGGAGTTTCCCCGCCCGCCGCAAACTGGGAGGCCGTGCCGTTGGTTGGCTTCTGTCTGAGGTTACAGCATGGCAGCTGAGCCGCAGTAAGGCAGCGTAAGGGGTGGGTCATGTCATATAAAACAAAAGCGGCCATGCAGGGCCGCCAATGTCACTACCAAAAATTTAAGCAAAATCAGGTTGCAAGGGTTAATTCTGGAGGTCAAAACCTGAGCGCTCCTGTGATTACAGGAACTGCGCCATTGGCGCGGTTAGAGTGCCATGCCCAAAATTTACTCCATTGGCTGGGGTATGCGGCAATGCCACACACCCCTAAACAGATCCCCCCAAAACTGGGGAGATCTGGAGTTGCAGATTTGCAACTCGGTCAGCCTTTGGGCTCGATGCCTTGCCGACGCAGCTCCTGGCGTGCAAGTTCCTTCATCCAATTACCAAGGCTTACGCCTTCTCGCTCCGCAGCATCATTTAATTGCTGCCGGAGTTCGGGATTAATTCGGATCTGGAAAGTGGGAGACCAGCCATCGCCCTTAGGCGTTTTATCTCGTTTGATAGTTGACACGTACGTACGTAACCTCATACCATGGGTTTTGTTATGTACGTACGTTATCACGGCGAACATAGAAAAGGCAACGCCCCGAACTGTTAGCGCAGTGCCGGGGCGTCTAACCAAACCGTTAGTTGGAGTAACAGTTATGGCTGATCAACAGCATACCCAATCTCACCCTAAATATACATGGCGTTTTCTAGCCTTGAACCGGCACGATAAAAAAGCCAAGCCGTGCCGCCTGTCAGTTGATGCAGTAAGTGAAAGCGAAGCGCGTAGCATTCTGGCTCCACATTTTATCCTTTCTCTGGCTGCTCGCCTGCCTATCGTGGAGGTGCGCAATGCGTGATATCTATCACCAGCTCGTAAGGCATTCTCCTGATTTTGAATGCCTTACCGATGATGACCTGACCGACTCAAGCGATGTATATGGCGACGGCGTTTTCGCCATAACTAGCGCACTTACCCTGATCGGTAATTTGACTCTTGATGCTACGGAATCTGAAAACTATGCCGACGAGGATGCTCGCCGTGACTTAGTGCTACTTGGCAATGCGCTACGTCATTTACCAAGAATGGCTCAGGCACTTGAACAAAACAGCCGTACGGCAAATTACGTCCTTAGAAAGCGTCGCGGGGAGGTGCTGCAATGATCAGCAACGTCAAATTTAATGAATTGACTAACCGCGTCGATTTGCTGGTTGAAAAGATTTTGCTTCTTGAGGCTCAGATTAGGTCGCTTACTGATAGTCAGGGTGGAGAAATACCGCCGGGTATGACCCCTGTAGCTACGCTGGCAGCTGAATATGGAATCTCAACCAAAAAGGCGGAGGAACTGGCGAAAAACACGGGGGTGATGCTGGTTAAACTGAAATCTGGTGGATTCGTTGTTCCGGATGAAAAGTTTAGGGAAGCGGCGCGTCTGATTCTCCGCAGCGCTAAACGAAAATATGGCTCAGCATACTGGTTTCATCCTCTGATCGGCAAATTCCAGATGAGCGGGGGCATTCCAAAATGACGGCACAACTAACAGCTGTAGAAACTATATCTGATGCCCTATTCACTTGTTCTTATCTGTGGGCGCATGGCAAGCAATATAGCCGTAGCGATTTGGATAATGCGCTCCACCAGCATAAAGATCCAACTACCCGTTACGGGAAGCTGGTGGCTCGCCTCAAACAGATAGCAGCAATGCCGTATGAAGAGTTATGCGAGGCCGGGTATCTCGATACAGACCGCAAACAAATGACCATCGCGCGGCGTTCTGTGCTGGTGGAAGAGGTAGGCGAAGAAGAGATGAATGCATGGCTGTCTGACGTGCAACGCATTCACCGTGTTTTCCCTGATGCTGGTGGAAAGTTCAGGACAAAGTTACCGCTCACTCGCGGCTCAGAGGGCTTTGATGTTCGTCAGGACTATATCCTCAAACACTTCCTGCCAGCGCAGTCACTGTGCAGCATTTACGGCCCTAGCGGTTCGTACAAGAGCTTTCTTGCTGTTTCGTGGGCCTGTCATATCGCCGCTGGTCGGTCATGGGCAGGGAAGAGAGTCACTCCCGGCGCGGTGCTTTATGTGGTGGGGGAGGGGGGCGTTGGTGTTCCTCGGCGTATACGGGCATGGGAGCAAGTGCATGGAGAACAGGCAGACAACCTCTGGCTGGTCAATCGTCCTGTGTTCCCGGTGCGTGAGTCAGAGGTTGCAGAGGTCATACTTGCTGCTAGGCAGATTGAAGTCGAATGTGGTGTGCCGGTTCGCATGGTGGTGATCGATACGCTGGCTCGTTGCTTCGGTGGTAATGACGAGAACGACGCTCGTGATATGGGGGCGTTTATTGAGGGGTGCGATGTTATCAAACAGAAAACGGGGGCAACGGTGCTGGTAGTCCACCATTCCGGCAAAGATGAAACGAAAGGAGCTCGCGGTTCCAGTTCTTTCCGAGCTGCGCTTGATACTGAGTTTAATGTTAAGCGCGAAGGGGATGGAAAGGCGCTTATTCTTACCTGTACCAAGATGAAAGACGCTGAGGAGCCAGAGCGTAAGGCGTATGACCTGAGAACAGCAGAACTTTACACCGATGATGATGGTGAGCTGGTTTGCTCTCTGGTAGTACATGACGAACCGAGGGAAGCAAAAGAGGTTGAGCCCGAACTGGCCAGCGTGTCACGCCTCAGCGATAACCATCAGGCACTATGGCAGGCAGTACGCAGCCGAACAGCTAAGGGGGAGCCATGCACCATTGCTGTCATTAAAGATGATCTGCGTGCCACACTGGGTGCAGATAAGGTGAGAAAGTCATTTCCGCGCTGGCTAGACAAGCTGGAGAGCGAGCAGATTATTCGTATTGAGGGTGAGAATCTTTACCCGGTAACAATCGATTAAGTGAGGCACTAAGTGCGGCAAGTGCGGCGTTTAGTGTATTTTAAGACCAAATGCCGCACTTAGCCCCTGTATATGCGCGCTAAGTGCGGCATTTCACTGAAACCCCCGTTATTACTGGGTTTGTGGATATTTTTGATAAATCTGGTGCGGCATGAAGTGCGGCATTGTTAAACGCGGCGTTAAGTGCGGCAGGTTGGACTAATAAGGAGTTTTTGTGCCTATTACGATTCAGGAAATAAACGAGTATTACGATCAGTTTGGACTTCATGACCTGAGTTCAATGCCTACCTCTGAGTACCGTCAGGCTCTCGCAAATGGCGGTCTGTTGTGGATTGACCATCATGATTTTGTTCGTAGCACACTATCAGATGAAATTCTTGCCACAAACAAAGAGCAGATTGATGCTTTGATTGAACACCTGCAGGCCTACAGAGAAAAAATGCCACTGCCTCCAAAATGGATGAGTGAGGAATGATTGATTTGGCCTGGTTCTTTGCCAGGCCACTCCTTCAAAGCATAGTTAATAAGGCTGATGCGCCAGCACCAACGAGACTCGCTACAGTGCTATTATTGAGTAATTCCTTAAGTAAAGATTTTGCTTGGGGGTCTTGTGATTGAGATACCTTTTCAACAAGCTCAGTTATGCTGATATTTACAATGAGATGGTTACGTTCACCGATTTGAACTTGCGAGCCTGATACGCTTCCAATGTTGAATGTATTTTGGCTCGATTGCTTAGGCTTGTGCTCATTAGCAGTCAAATTCTCAACCTTTAATGTAAGCATGTGTGGGTGATTGGTTCCAACATTAAGTGAGCCTCCAGGTAAGAACGACATGTCAATTACTTTCAAAGATATTTCGCCCTTTCCTAGCTTTTGAGTAATTTCGTCACCGATGTTAATATCTGGCTCTTCAGTGTAAGGAATTAGAACTTTTTTTTCCGCTGAATTCCTTCGGCCCTTAAATTCAGTCCCAGCGATTGTGAACTTTTCAGGGTAAGCCATAGCATCAAAATCCATCATGTTACTCCTTAGGGTTGCTGTGTGGTGGTTAACTTGCTGATTCATAAATCTATACTACGGTTTAAAAACAGATATCAAAAAGTCATGCTTTTCATTGCTCAGTAATTTTTTTGAGCAGGCACTACTCAGAAGTAATTTTGATAGAACAATAACCTCATCATCACCCGAAGAAGCAATTACTTTGAAGAAGTCATACATTTCTTGAGTGCTGATATTGTTACTTGAACCAAATTGCGCATATTTGCTATTTACAGTATCTATATTGAATATGTTCTGGCTCGGTAGCGGCTTTTTTAGCTTCTCAATATCAGCATGTTCTATGATTTTTTGGGACATGCTCTTAATATAACCGCTTATATCTTTCTTTTTTGGTAGTGAAAATCCATCCCCTCTTAATATTCTATCTGTTTCGGCCATTTCATGATAAAGCCTACGAACCATCACCAACAATAGCGATTTAGCTTCTTCAATGGATTCCTCTATTGAAAACTGGCATTCGATTGCTAAAGCCGAGGTCTGTTCAAATATATTTATTGAATGATTTTCAATGTAAGGCTCGATAAATCCATTCCAAAAAACTTGAACAGGAGAACCCTTAAATGCCACACCTTGATAGCAGATTTCTGTTCCATCATATGCAGTAACTTTCATAGGTGGTCCTGCATTAAGAAATCGCCATCTATGAATCAATTTGGTGAGTTTCTCATCCGTATCTTGAACGGCTTTATACGTCCTTTTGAACAAGGGGGATGGAGGCATACCCGGAACGGCAAGAATCTCTTTTGTCACATGAAGCTCCATCTTTTTCACCATTACTTTTTGTAAATTATTTGTGCGTTACCTTTCAAGCTCGTTCGGAATAAAAATACCTTATTTACATCGATAATTTGATCCATATCTTGATTAGTGGCACTCAGACGTGAGCCGCCACTGGCCGTTAAGTCAAGCTGTAGTGAGTACAGCCTGTGGGATGCAGAAAAAGATTTAACGGCCTCCCCTCCAAGCGCTGGTTTCACGTCTCTACGTTAATTGATACGGAAACCACTCCATGAAGAAATTACTCGAATTACGCCAGCAGAAAGCCGCTCTCAAGACCGAAATGCGTTCCATGCTGGACAAAGCCGACGGCGAAAAGCGCAGCCTGAACGACGACGAAGGCAAACAGTTTGATGAACTACGCGCCCGCGCCGATGCCCTCGATGTTGAGATCTCCCGCCTCGAAGCAGTCTCTGATGAAGAGCGCCATCTCCCTGGCACTAAGGTCGAAGGGAAAGGCGTCACTAATGCCGAGTTGCGTCACTACATCCTCACTGGCGAAACCCGCGCCCTGACCACGGCAACCGGTGCCGATGGCGGCTATACCGTTATCCCTGAGCTAGATAAAGAGATCATGCGCCAGCTGGCCGACGAGTCGGTGATGCGCCAGATCTCCACTGTCAAAACTACCTCCAGCAACGAGTACAAAAAGCTGGTGTCCGTGGGCGGCACTACCGTTAAACACGGTGAAGAGGGCCAGCCCCGCACCGAAACCAGCACGCCGAAGCTGGAAGAAGTAAGCATCAAGCTCTACCCCATCTACGCCTACCCCAAAACCACTCAGGAGATCCTCGACTTCAGCGACGTGGACATTCTGGGCTGGCTCTCCTCTGAAATCAGCGACGCTTTCAGCGAGACGGAAGAAACCGATCTACTGGAGGGCGACGGCAACAAAAAAGCCCGTGGCTTCCTCGACTATCCGCGCGCGGCCACCAGCGACAAAACCCGCCCATTCGGCACGCTGGAGAAGATGGTGACCGCTGGCGCAGCACCGACCGCAGATGAGCTGATCGATCTGCTGTTCAAGCTGAAAGCGAAGTACCGCAAAAATGCTGTCTGGGTGATGAACTCCAATTCCGCCGCGGCGCTGCAGAAACTCAAGAACGGCAACGGGGATTATGTCTGGCGTGACCGTCTGACCGCTGGCTCTCCAGATACGCTACTCGGCCGCCCGGTTTACTACCTCGAAACTATGTCTGATGCAACAGCGGGCGAGCCGGTGCTAGCAGTGGGTGACTTCAAGCGTGGTTACTACGTTGTGGATCACACGACTGGCGTGCGCACCCGTCCGGACAACATCACCGAGCCGGGATTCTACAAAGTGCATACCGATAAATACCTGGGTGGTGGCGTGGTGGACTCCAACGCCATCAAGGTTCTTGAGCTTTCCGGCTCCGGTTCCTGATTTGACGTTTAAGGGGCTGTGGCCCCTTTTTGCCTTCTGTGGAGTCCAACAATGAAAACCATCGATTTTGAAATTCGTACCTCCGACCTGAGCGCCAGTAACAAAAAGCTGGTGGGCTATGCCGTGCGCTGGAACAGTTTGTCAGAAGTTATCTGGGATGAGTTCCGCGAGCAGTTCGCTCCCGGGGCGTTTAAAGACAGCCTGGCATCCGGTACCGATGTGCGTGCGCTGTACGAGCATAACTATACCCAGCTACTGGGGCGTACCAAATCCGGCACGCTGGTACTGTCCGAGGACGATACCGGGCTGCGCTTCGAGCTGACCCCACCGAATACCCAGCTTGGCAACGATGTGCTGGAGCTGGTGGAGCGAGGGGATATTTCCGGTATGAGCTTTGGTTTCCGTGCGCTGAAAGAGGCGTGGGACATCGGCCAGTCTCCTTACCTGCGCACCGTGACCGCAGCCGAACTGCGGGAAATTACCGTTACCTCTATGCCTGCTTATCCTGAGTCTGGCGTGGAAATCGCGCACCGTTCGCTTTTCTCCCAACATCCTGAGCTGCGCCGCGCTGGCGATAACCGCCGCCGCTGGGCTGACTTAGCGGGGCTCTGATATGTGGAATATCTGGCCGTTTGGCCGTAAGTCTGAACACTCTGAGCAGCGCAGCATGACTATTGATGAGTTTCTGGCGATGGCAGGGATTCCAAATACCGGATCAGGCGAATATGTGTCTGCTGGTACTGCGGAATCTCTGCCGGCGGTCATGAACGCCGTATCAGTTATCAGTGAGGCGGTAGCAACAATGCCCTGCTATCTCTACCGCGTCCGTAATGATAATGGTCGTGAGGCGCGAGAATGGCTGAGCAATCACCCGGTGGATTTTCTCCTGAACGAGCAGCCGAACGACTGCCAGACGCCTTACCAGTTTAAACGCACGATGATGCGCCACTGCCTGCTGAACGGTAACGCCTATGCGGTGATCCAGTGGGGCCGTGACGGCCAGCCGCAATCCCTGCATCCGTATGCGCCGGGGGCGGTTGTTCCTGAGCGTATCGGCCAGCATAAGTACAAATACACCGTTACTGAGCCGTTTACCGGTGCTGTGCGCACCTACCTGCAGGAAGAGATTCTGCACCTGCGTTACTCCACCGATGATGGCTTTCTGGGTCGCTCGCCGATCACCATCTGCCGTGAAGCTCTGGGGTTAGGTCTGGCCCAGCAGCGCCACGGTGCCAGCATTATGAAAGATGGCATGATGGCCGCGGGTGTAGTCACAACTACTGAATGGCTCGACAGCGTGAAGGGCAAACAGGCTCTGGATGCACTGGAACGCTACAAAGGTGCCAGAAATGCCGGGAAAACGCCGATCCTTGAAGGTGGCATGGACTACAAGCAGCTTGGCATGAGCAATCAGGATGCCGAATGGCTGGCCTCTCGCCGCTTCACCATTGAAGACATTGCCCGCATGTTCAACGTGTCGCCCATCTTCCTGCAGGAATACAGCAATAGCACCTACAGCAATTTCAGCGAAGCGAGCCGCGCCTTTCTAACCATTACCATGCGCCCGTGGCTGGCGAACTTCGAACAACAAATCAAATCTGCGCTGCTGGTGGCCTCCCCCGTTCCGGGAACTCGCTATCAGGTGGAGTTTGACTCTGCTGACCTTCTCCGTGCTACGCCAACCGAACGTTACGCCACCTATGAGCGCGGCATCAAGAACGGGATTATGAACCCGAACGAAGCCCGCGAGCGTGAGGGGATGCCACCACGTGAAGGTGGGGACGAGTTCAGCCAGGCATGGAAGCAGGAAGTGAAAATCAGCAAAGAAAGTAAGGAAGGTGACGAATGAGAGCAGGGAAGATGAAGCGTCGTATCACCTTTCAGAAGTCTGAATCCCATCAAGATCAGATGGGGCAGATTATCTATGAATGGGCTGACCTTGCCACTGTCTGGGCTGAAATTCGCGCTATTAGCGGACGCGAGCGCATGTCTTCCGGGGCCCTCTACTCCGAGGCTACTGTGCGTATCTGGACGCGATATCGTGACGATATCACCACCGCAAACCGCATTCTGTACCGTTCACCAAACATCAGGGGACAGGTATACGGCATTGTGGCCGTTATCCCTGATGTTGATAACACCCGCCTTGAGCTGCTGTGCAAGGGAGGCATTTTTAATGAGTGAGTTAATCGGCCTGGAAGAAGCAAAGCTGCATTGCCGTGTTGATGATGATTATGAAGACACGTTAATTCAGGCATATATCGAAGCGGCGCTGGAGGTGTGCCAGAAGCACATTGGCAAGCGATTCGATAACGGGCTGGAGTTCACGCCAGCTATCAAGATCGGCTGTCTGATGTACGTTTCTCAGCTGTATGAGTACCGCACGATGATTGGTGACACCGATGCCAAAGAGATACCGATGGCTGTCTCTGCTTTGTGGTCTGTCTACCGTGATGTGGGGGTGTACTGATGCCGTGGCAGCCAATGCGCCGGTGCACTGAGCCGGGATGCAATAAGCGTGTGAAGTCCGGCAAGTGTGACGAGCATAAGCGGGAAGCGTGGCGGGCTGAGGATGCCAGACGCGGCCACCGCCGCGCGCGTGGTTACTCAGCCTCATGGGAGAAGTACCGGACTCAGTACCTTAAGCGCTATCCGCTGTGCGTTGAGTGCCAGAAACTTGGCCTCTACGTTCCTGCAAAGATTGTCGATCACATCATCCCTATCAACGGCGGTGATGATGTTCTGTTCTGGCCTGAGTGGAATCACCAGCCGTTATGCCAGGCGCATCATAACCAGAAGACCACACAGCAAGACCCAACCACCAAAGCGAAGCGAAAAGCAGGGCTGTACCGTGAGCAGGAAGAGCGTGCAGCACAGCGCAATGACTGGATGTATGAGGCCCGCGATGAATGAGAAAGACGTGGTGGATCTGTACCGATCTCTGATGCGCTGCCGTGATGGCTTCATGAAGGGCAGAGCCAGAAGCACTGAGCGCCAGCCTGTGCAGCGGGCAAGTGAACGTGACCGGGAGCTGCGGGAATGCTTTCGCAACCGATGACAGGCGGCATGGGCGGGGGAGGTTTTAAAGACAAACCCCCTGCTGCAAGGCACCGCCTGCCCCCTCAAATTTTTA